GACATTGACTTCACTTCACCTGCAGCAATGCAGTTGATCTTGAATGACCTCATGGGCGAATACATGATCGCTTCTGACAACTTGGCTGCAGACAACTTGCTCACCGCAGCAACTTCGTCAGGCGTTTGGGATGGAACAGTTGCCGACTTGCTCAAGTCGGTTTACGACTCAGCAGTTGACATTTCAACAAACCGCAACTGGACACCAACCCACATGTTCGTAAGCCCAGACGTATGGGGTCAACTTGGACAGCTCGCCGACACAACTGGCCGTCCAGTATTCCCATTCATCGGCGCTGGTCTCACCGGTCAGAACGCACTTGGCAACGCAACAGCAACATCATGGAACGGCAACCCACTCGGCTTGCAGTTGGTAGTTGACAGCAACTTCGCTGCCAAGACCATGATCATCACCCGTGTTGGTCAAGGCGCAGGCGATGCTTACGAGTTCTACGAATCCATCCGTGGCCTCATGAGCGTTGAACAGCCGTCAGTCTTGGGTCGCAACATGAGCTTCCATGGCTACGTATCCACGTTCGCCGCGATCTCTGGAATGATCCGCAAGATCACCCAGGCTTAGTCGAGAGCGGGCTAACCGCTCATGGCTACTTACACAGTTACTAACAAGTACCTGATTGACAACTTTGCCGTACTGCAACTCCTGACCCCCAGCGAGATTGCAGTCGGCAGTTCAATCGTCGTTGCATCGGTGGATGCGACTTTTAACGGCTCGTATGTCGTCAGGGCGCTTCCCCAGTATTTGTTTATTGGCGTTGACACACAGGGCGACCTGCTTTACGACTACCAGGTCCCTATTGCCGATCAGGTGCTGTACGCCAAAACCGCTGACGATGTTCAGCGCGTCGCCGCGTCTGGAACTGTCGCCTATTCCCCTAACTGCACGTGGATCACGATTGCCGAACTGATTACATATTTGGGCATTTCTTTGGCTAACCCGTCAGACGATTACACGCTCGCCACCCAAGCAAGAAACGCTGCAAACGATTTCTGTTACCGCAGGCGTCAGGAATCGGGCTATATCGACTCCCTAACGACATCTCCAGGGCATGACGTCACACTTGCTACTTTGATGTATGCGGCCGCTCTATGGCGCTCCAGAGGGTCAATAGAGGCAACCTACGCCACGTTTGATGGCATGGGTTCAGCTCCACAGCAAAGCCTGACCCCGATCGTCAAACAGTTGCTTGGCATCCCCCGTCCAGCGGTTGCCTAATGGCTTACACAGACCTGTTCAACGAAGCGATTGACGACGTCACCGCAACGCTCACAGCTGTCGCAGGTCTTCGAGTAATAAACGACCCAACAAAACTTGCGCCTAATTGCGTGTATCTGGATGCCCCAAGTTTCACCACGTTTGCTGGCAACGGCAACATTGTGCGGATGGAGTTCCCGATAAAGGTCATCGGCTCAGGTCCTGCAGGTCTGCCGGTGCTGCGTTCTATTCTGAGCATTGTGGCAACGGTGCTGGGCTCGAGCATCATTGTGATGGGTGGCCGTCCGTCCAGCCTGGAGATCGGTGGCGCGCTGTACCCGTGCTATGACTTGGATTGTGCTATTGAAGCGCAAGCGGTGTAATCCACTATGACCGCAAATAAATCATCTACTATTAGCAAAGAACTAAAGGAGTAATCATGCCAGCATCAACTTACCTATCGAATCCTAAAGTCATGGTCGGAACCGCTATCGGCACGATCGTGGACATTTCTGATGACGTGGTCGCAGCAACTTTGACTGTCACAGCCGAGGCTTTGGAAGATACGGCATTTGGCCAGACTTCGCGCACTATGACGGCGGGCCTTTTCTCAAACTCTTTGACGCTCACAGTTTTTGCGTCATATGCAGCAAGCCAGACTTATGCAGTTTTGTCACCGTTGCTGGGCACTAAGTGCACCGTGAAAGTAAACCCAACTTCAGCTGCGGACGGAGCAACTAACCCAGGCTTCATTTTGACTGACACCTACTTGTCAAGTATCCCTGTAATTAACGCGTCCTTGGGTGAGTTGTCGCAATGGGATATCGAATTTCAGGGCGGAACTTACTCGGTTGATACAACCGCATAATTAACGGCTCCGAGCCGACATAGGAGAAACAATGAAAATTAAGTTGCAGTTAAAGCGCACACCCGACAGCGCACCCGAGTACTACTACACAAACCTGTTTGTAGTTACCGAATGGGAACGCCTTGAGCGTCGCAACATTCAACAGCTCTCAGCGTCACCGTTGTATTCGGATTATTGCTGTTGGATGCACACGATCTTGAAACTTAAAGGTGAGCAGGTTGGTGACAACTGGCGCGAATGGATTAGCAAAAACCCTGACATCGACATTCTGCCGGTACTGGACGAGACAGACCCAAACCCTACGGACGCGGCACCTACCGCCGCCAACTAGCAGAGGTGTTGGTCGCGGTCGGTTGGTGGCCTAGCGACATTGTGTTTGACTCAAGGGATGTGGCTACGGTCATTAAAGTGCTTAATGAGGCAAACAAAAAACGGAGATAACGTGGCGGAAGTATCTACAAAGATTGAGGTCGTAGGGCTCAAGGATGCGTTAAAGACCCTAAACAAGATTGACAAAAACCTGCGCCGTGAAATCACTATTGAATACAGGCGAATTGTCAAGCCCGTCATTGAAGACGCCAACGCGCTAGTCCCTCAGAGTGCGCCGTTGTCTGGTATGTCGCGCAACTGGAAAACCCGTTCAGGCTTCCAAATGCTTCCGTGGATACCAGGTTTCAAACAAAAGATCGCCGCCAAAATCAACACCCGAAACATCAGGGAGTACGGCGGAAACAAAACCAATGTCGGCACGTTTCTCATTCAATGGCGTGGCGCGACTGGCACAATGTTTGACACCTCAATGTCAGGCCCATTAGGGCGCGCACTAACAGCACGCTACGGCAGTAGTTCACGAGTAATGTGGAAAGCGTACGAGCAACGCGAAAACAATGTCATGTCCGAGATGGAGCAGTTGGTTAAGCGCGTCATGAGCGAAGCAAACAGAGAGACCATGTAATGGCTATTAACATCCCGATCATTTCAGAGTTTGACGGCAAGGGAGTTAAGAAGGCTATTGCCCAGTTTAAGCAACTGGAAACCACAGGCGAAAAAGCCCAGTTTGCAATTAAGAAAGCGGCTGTCCCTGCAGCTGCCGCGATGGCTGGTTTGGCTGTTGCTATGGGTGACGCCACACGCGCCGCCATGGAAGACCAGCAAGAACAGGCCGCGCTTGCGTTAACCCTGCAGAATGTGACTGGCGCTGGCGCTAAACAGACCGCCCAGATTGAGCAACAGATATCGGCGATGAGTCGAGCGTCCGGCATTGCGGATAGTGAGTACCGCAAGAGCCTTGAAGCATTAGTCCGTGGAACCAAAGACGTTGATCTTGCCATGCGCGACATGAACCTCGTTATGGACATCAGCACCGCGCTCCAGATGGACAGCGCCACCGTCGCAGACGCGCTCGCTAAGGCATACCAGGGCAACTTTAAGGCGCTTCGATCTTTGACTCCAGAAATGGCAACAATGATCAAAGAGGGTGCAACCCTCAGCCAAGTCATGGATGTGCTCGGCGGAACCTTTGGCGGTGCTACAGCAAAGAACGCTGAAACCGCTGCAGGGAAAATGCAGATACTCAAAAACTCTATTGCCGAAACCAAAGAGTCAATCGGCGCTGCACTACTCCCAGCGCTCGAAGCCGTGCTCCCAAAACTCAACGGACTAGCACAATGGGCACAAGACAACCCGGGCCTATTTGTCAAGGTCGCTGGCGCTATTGCCGGCATTGCATCCGCAATCTTTTTGGTGAATGCTGCTATGGCTACTAACCCGTTTGTGTTGGCAACCGCTGGCGTGATCGGCTTGGCGTTGGCGTTTAACAAACTTGTGGCATCAGTTAGCAAAGTCAACGAAATTGGTGGGTTGGCAGCGAAACTTTTGGGAATGGTCGTTAGCCCTGTGACAGGTTTGGCTGGCAACATTTTGCGCGGTCTACCTGATGTCGGCAACCTGTTAAACAATGGCACGACACCTAAACCAGCGAACCTGAACATCCCTCGAATGGCTGAGGGTGGAATCGTCAGTTCCCCTACGCTTGCCCTGATCGGTGAGGCAGGCCCAGAGGCTGTGGTCCCACTTGACAAAATGCGCGGCATGGGTGGCAACATCACAATCAACATCCAAGGCGGACTCGGAACATCCACAGACATCGCTAACGCCGTCTATGAAAACCTGCGTTTTTACAATCAGAACGTGGGCCCACTACGAATTAGAACCGCATAACAATGCCAGCAACTATTCCGAACTGTGGAACGTACACCGTTGAGGCTTACGCCACGGGCGCACCTGCAGCCAACGCATTCAAGTTGGACTTCTCCGCGCTCGACTCCACAGCTGTGCTCGGTGGCGCTGTCTGGTATGACATCACCCAATACATCCAAAACGTACAGATTATGCGCGGCAGGCAAAACCCTTTCCGTGAGCCGTCCTGCAACCCTGGCACAGCGTCGTTCCGCATCTATGACAAAAACTTCTATTTCTCGGTTGTGAACACCGCCAGCCCGTATTACAACACCACAGACCAACGCCTCTCTATTGGTGTTGCCACGCCTGTGCGGATTAGTCGGAACGGCGAGTTCCTGTTTGTAGGCCAAATCACTACATATGATCAGAACGTGCAGCAACCTAACTTTGCCCATGTCAACGTGACCTGCTCGGATGCGATACAAACCTTTAACAACATCAAACTGAACGCGCAAAGCACCACACAACAAAAATATGGCGACCGTGTTAACGCTGTGCTGGACGCTGCAGGTGTGCTCACAGGCGCAGGGCAACGAAACATCGCAACAGGTGTCTCAACAATCGGCGCGGTCAACATTGAGCAAGGCGCCGCCTTACAGGACTACCTGCTACGCATCCAAAACTGTGAATACGGACGGATGTTCATTTCACGCTCTGGCGCGTTCACAGCACAGCCTCGAGTCCAACCAGAAGTTACCAACCCACTAGCAACCCTGTCAGATACCGGAACAGGGATTGACTACGAAACCTTTGACATAGCGAACAGTTAACATCATGTCTGACTACACCATCGGAATTGCTGAACGCATCGCATCGCTACCAGATAGCACCGCGACCGCTAACAGCGTAAACCGTAACTATTTTCAAGAGACCAGCCAGTCTGTGGTTAACACGGTCAACGTGGCGATCGTACCTGCAGCACCCACAGCTCTAGACCCAACACCGCAAACCACTTATGCGACAGCAACGGATGAGGACAGCGTTGAAACTTTTGGTGTGCAGGAAACACCTATCGTTATTACCCTTTTGGCAACTATCGAGGATGCTGGCGCGCTCGCCCAATATCTGATCAGGTCTGTCCCTGCGTACTGGTTCAGCAACCTGGCGGTTTCGTTAAACACGTTGTCTGAGGCAAACAAAAACATTGTTGCCAACCTTGAGATCGGGCAACAGATTGCGGTTACTAAGACTTTCCCTGCTGGGGTGGTTCCGCAGACGGTGACAGAGTATTTGTTTGTTGAGGGCATTAGTCATAACGTGACGGTGGATAACCATATTGTGACGATTTATACGGGCCCAGCGTCCACGTTCTTGCAATGGGTTTTGGGCACTTTCAATACAACAACAACACGAACCAACCTTGTACCTAATCCAAGTTTTGAAGTAAACACATTAAACTGGGTTTATGCTGGCGCAGCAAACCTTGTAAGGACTACTACTGACTCATATTCTGGTGTTGCCTGTGGGCTTGTAACAAAAAACGCAGGTAGAAACGAAGCGTTTTTGCAACAAAACGAAGTTTTTGTTTCTGGTAACATTACTTACACGGTTAGCGGATATATGAAAGTCCCTGCTGGGCAAGAGTCAATGAGTGCTGGTGTCCGAATTATTTGGTATGACTCGGCTGGAGTGCAAATAGCACCAGGGTTTATTGCGGGAACGTATAGCACTTTGACAAGCGCTGACGGTTGGCAGCGAAGAACAATTACTGCAACTTCACCAGCAAATGCTTTTTCTGTTCGTACATATTTTGGGCAAACTACAGGTGGGACAGCAGGTCAACAATTCCTACTTGATGCAGTTCTTGTCGAGGCCGCTTCATCTGCACTCCCATACTTTGACGGCACCTATGCTGACCCCTACACGAGTTACACACTTGTCTCCCAGCAATGGAACGGAACAGCAAACCAATCTTCAAGCACAACCGTCTGGGGTCTTGACTCATCGTTAACAGGCTCACCATTAAACGATTCCACATACGGCCTCGCATAACCCACTAACCTAGGAGACAATATGGCAAAACAAACGTTCAGCACCGGGCAAGTCCTCACCGCAGCCCAAATGACCTCATTGCAGGCCAACGACTACAACTGGACAGTTAGCGCTCAAACCGCCTCATATGTGCTCGTGGCCGCCAACGCAGGCCAACACGTCACCATGAACTCTGCAAGCGCCACAACGATCACCGTCAACACCGCGCTGTTTACAGCTGGCGACACGCTTCGAATTACCAACATTGGTGCCGGTACGTGCACGGTTACGGCTGGTACGGCAACGGTTACAAGTGCAGGCCCGTTGGCTTTGGTTCAATGGGCGTCAGGCATCTTGTATTTCACGACTGCATCGGCTGCGATCTTTATGCCAGACGCTGTTACATCATCTGCTACACAGTTAGCGATCTTTAACGAAACACAGGCGAACGGTACGCAAGGCGGAGCGAGTGTGGCCACCACGTTCACAAAGCGCACACTTAACACAACAGTCACCAACAACATTGGCGCCAGCATTGCGGCGAGCGTTATCACGTTGACCGCTGGTACTTACCGAGTTTTTTGCATGGCGCCGTTCTACAACGTGACAGGCGTAGCAATTCGTTTGCGTAACACGTCAGACAGCACCACCACGCTGTCAAGCGTCAACACGTATTTTGCTGGCACATCAGGCGGATACTCCCAACTTGAAGGCGTGTTCACGATTACTGCCACCAAGAACTTTGAGGTGCAGTACTACTGCAACACCGCTGTGGCAACCAACGGATTAGGTGTTGCCCTGTCAGGTGGCATCAGCGAAATCTACACACAGATCACGATTGCGAAGGTCGCATAATGGCAACAAAAAAAGAAATAAACGTCCAGATCGGCAATGCAACCCGCGAACTAGCACCCGGTACAACATGGCGTTACAACGAACCAGGCGATAGTTACGCTTGCCTCGAATGGATGGACGACCCAGAACTGCAACCAGCCGAAGCTGCAACAATGGCAAAGGCAACCGAACTCGCAAACAATCCAACACCTGCATGACATGGAAACTGAAGTTGTGGTTGCTTTGGTCGGTGGTGGTTTCGCTGTGGTGGTGGCGCTCATTAGCAAGATCGGCAGCGACAACAAAAAAGACCACGGCCGAGTTCATCAAGTCCTTGGGCGAATAGAAGAAAAGATAGACAACCATGTTGAAAATCACCGCTAAAGACAAAGCAATGCTCGCCAGTTATGTGCGCTCAGTCATTGGCGCGCTTATTGCCGTTTACTCAACAGGAACCCTTGAGCCACGCGACTATGCCAAAGGCGCAATCGCAGCAATCATCCCACCATTGCTCCGCTGGGTAAACCCTAAAGACTCAGGTTTTGGGCGTGGCTGTAGCGAAAGCTAAACCTGGTGTCCCAGGCGCACGGGACTATATAGGCAACGCAGACGGCCCAGCACGCGCACCACGCGCAGGCATGGACGAATGGATTAGGCAAGCGATCTACCACTCTGGTGGCGCGCTATGGAATAACGGTTCCTATGGTGTGCGCGACATGAAAGGCAAACCAGGTTCTATGTCTGTGCATGCGACGGGCAGAGCTGTTGATTTGTCGTATCGTGGGAGCGCGCAAAGACCTAAAGCAAACCGCAAAAACGCTTTAACGTTCATTGACGTTGTGGTTGCCAACGCAAACGAGTTAGGCGTCCAGATGATCATTGACTACTTCCCGAAAGAGTTCGGGCGTGCGTGGCGTTGTGATCGTCAAGCATGGTCCAAGTATTTGAAGCCAACAGTCTCAGGTGCACCCGGTGGCGACTGGTTCCACGTTGAGATTGACCCCATCAAAGCGGACTCGGTAATAGCCGTGAAAGCCGCATTCTTAAAGGTGTTCGGCGAAATCCCACCAAAGCCCTGATCTATCCTCTAGGGTCGGAGTACCGACAAAAGGACAGGCTATGACTGACCCCCAGATAGTTGACTACAGCGTCTACACAGGAGTGATGGACAACGGCCAAGAAATCTTGGTCCAAATCTTTAGCAGCCCCGAGTCGGGAAAGTTCCTTATGGGACAAATCGCATTCAGAACGGCAGCCTCAAGTTGGGGTGTGCCCATACCTTTGGAGAAACGATGAACTACTTTGCAGAAAAAATCATTGGGTTAATACTTTGTACCGTTTTCGGTTTTACGCTCGCCACAGGCGTTCCTAGCGCGTCTGGTGGCCCATCAAACACCACACCCATTGCACGGGAATACCTGATTGAGCCGGCAACGACAACGACTAGCTCAACTCTTTACATTGACCCGTACGCCTCAGCGTGTGAGCAGTTCAGCGCGCTTGCCATAAACCTTGGCTGGCCGATTGACGAACGCACCGTCCTCGAATCTGTGATGTTCCGTGAATCAACGTGCACACCTAACGCGGTCAACAGCACAGACCCAAATGGTGGGTCGCGTGGTCTTATGCAGATCAACGGTTTCTGGACGCCATGGCTTAAACAGCGCGGAATCATAAACAACGTGGATGATCTGTTACAGGCTCAAACTAATCTCCTCGCAGCATTAGAGATTTACAACTACGGGGTCAACAAACACGGTTACGGCTGGGGCCCATGGAGCACAAAATGAGCGAAGGCGTCGCATTCAACCAGGGTGAACTTACCGAAGAAACACGCAAAATGGTGCTTGACGCATCAGCCAACGCAAACCACACCATGGCTGTGTTCGGACTATTAGACGAAATCATGAACGTCAGCAAAAACCCTCACGCCTCACTCATCCAGCGATTGCGCGTAATGAAAAACTCGCTATCACTAGAAGACCCGATGCCACTCCACGATGTGACTACACTCGATCTAGCAATCAAAGCACTACTAGCACATTCCTAACCGACAAAGGACAATCCGACATGGCAAACTGCACGATCTGCAAAACAACAATCGCTTACCCCGACATTCAAGGCAAAACACATTTCGTATGTGATGGCCGTGTGCCGGCAAGAAAACTAGCCCCATTTGTTCAAGGGATGTTGGCGTCACAAT